ATGTATGCTTTCCGAAGGTCTTTTAGACACCTATCTGTCTGCAAGTTCTTTAATGTTTTTGTAAACTCTTTTAGGGATTGAAAAAAGCAACGGAAAATCATCTACCATTTTTGTTTCTGAATATTGATACCAAACAATGCCATCAACCGTAATTGTATTAGTCCACGTTGGCAATGTCATACACGCTGCAAGCGTTGTTGTTTGAACAATAGTCAGTTCATTTGCAACGGCGAATCTTTGGTCAATCAAAATATTGTAAGTCATAATTAAAAAATAAAAGCCCCAATTAGAGCCGTTACACATCTAAAAGGGGCTTTGTAGCTAATTAGCAAATATCTTTCAATCGGTAACGGTCGATTGTTTTACGCCACAAATATAATACTTTATTTTTATTCCACCAAATGCACGGGCTTAAATGCTTCTTTTACCTTGAATAAATTTCCCTCGCTTTCGTTAGGAACAATCGTAACGACCGGATAACGGGAACGGTCGCCGGGCTTTTGAGAAACTGCAAATTGTACGTTCATATCAAAGATAATTCCTTTGACGAACTTCTTTTCTTCCAATATGGCGTCGAATGTATCACGGATATTGGGTATTGTTGACGCCGTACCCTTTGTCGTGAATTGCCATACCCCGCCAACGCCACGAACCAACGGAACAATAAAAGTTACGGTTAACGTTACAATCCATCCGTCGCCGCCATTCTTAACAGCCCGGTTTGGGTGTTTTTGCGCAACGCCTGCCATTAAATCGGGATAATCTTTTGTACTGTATTGTGCATATTGTTTCCCGTTCCATACAAAGAACGTTTCCCCGTCGCCGTATGCAACCAATTTACCCGCATCATCCCTATATTGATATTCTTCCCTGCATGACTTTTCCGGTTCATCATAAACAAATACTATTTGTATTGTTTGCGGTTTATCCCCGTATGCTTGATTAAATAGCCCTGCATATTTTCCGGTGCTTACAAAATAATCTATACTTTTAGGCAATCCCTTTTCATCTTTTATGCCAACTTTTATTTTCCCAATTATAGGTAATGATATTCTATTTATTGGTTCATTACGCATTATTCTACCTTTCATTTTGAGCCTCCTTTCTTCCAAATATATCCATAATTGCCAACTTTTAAGAACTGCCAACAAATTAGAAATGGGGACGGGCTGTTGGCTTACCCTTTCGGTCGGTAGCTACTCCGACCTATCCCCATTGCAAATATATAAATTATTTTTTACTTTTGCATCATCTTATCGCCCATGTTGGCGAAAAAGATACGGGGGCGGGCTTTCCGCCCCTTGCTTTTATATATCAATTTCAGTATTCAACAAATCTTTCTTTGTCACGGGTTCCGGCTTTTTAGGCTGTTTTTCTTCGATTTTAGCCACTTTTTCTTTTTTTGGTGTAATTGTACGTTTTGCGGTTTTCTTTTCCTTGACGGGCTTGTTTTCCGCCGTTTTTGCCGTTTTTCGTGTGGTTCTCTTTACGGTCTTGGTTTTCTTTTCCTCCGGTTCCGGTTGTGGTTCGGGTTCCGGGTCTTTCTTCAAATCCTCAACGGTAACGGCTTTTTCCGGTTCCGGCTTTTTCTTTTCCGCCGGGGCTTTGCTTTTAACAAGTTCCGCCAACGTCAGCGAAACAATATTGTTTGTCAAATCCGGTTCGTTATCCAATGATATTTCCCCGGAAACCGCCGTAAATGTATTATCCCGTTTTTCGTCCTCAATTGCTGCCAACTCCAAAAGATACGGGATTTTCTTTGCGTTCGGGCTGTCTGTTTGGTCTTTCAAATTGTACGTCGGTTTCTTTCGCCAATCTTTCGGGCTGAAATTGAAAACACGGTCAATCGGAATATCCGGGAAATTTTCGTTCCACATCATCGCATATAAATGCAACTGAATTTCCGCTTCTTCGTAAAATCCTTTGCGCCCGCTTTTGAAATCCACAATTGCGTTTATGTATTCTTTTGAACCGGGCTTTGATAACATCGTACACGGCAAATCAATCATTCCGGCGTAATTATGAACGGGGTGTACCAACGCAATTTCCACGGCTAACGGTTTAACGTCATAATCCAAAACAAATTGCGCAAATGCCAATATGTCCTTTTTGAAATCATCAGCGTAATAAATGAAATCGGCTGGCAATTTGTTGTTATCAATATAATCTTTTAATTTGGCTTTCAGTCCGTCCAAATCATAAACCCGGTTAATTATAAGTTCCTCAAATTGGGCGTGCATAAATGTACCATACGCCGCCCGTTCTGCTTTGTATCGTTCCGCCTCGTCAATACCTTTGTCGGCAATCCATTTAATCAGAAATTCCGATTTTGGCATTGTCTGCGATAATATGGTTGTAACTGACGGATAAAATTCCGGGGTTCCGTTGTCGTCAAACTTGTAATAATATCGGTGTCCTTTGCTGTTTAGCTGCCATACTTTATACGGCGGTTCGATTAATGCGCCATCAAAGAACATTGCCGTCATTTCCTCAACCGTCATGCCCGGCACAATTTCAAAAGCCCCGGCGGGCTGTTCTATTTCGACGGCATCCAATCCGGGGACAATCTGTTGTTCATCGTTTATTTCCGGGAATTTATCGGCGGGCAATTGTCCCATTGCTTCCGCCAACTTCTTAACCGCATTTACTGCGTTACCCATTGTGTTTGCAATACTTTTTTCCGGGTTTTCCGGCTGTTTCTTTTTCGCTCTCATGTTATTTGCTCTTTAATTCGTTAAACAATACATAAACCATTAATCCACACATTGCAGAAAACAAAAAATGGATATAATTCCAAAATCCGGCAATAAAACATATTACTCCGAAAATGCTAAATATCATTGCAAAAACCTTTGCTTGCCACGCATCGGAAAAGAAAACATCAACCATCTTTTCCATTTTTTCGATAAACTTCTTTTTCATGGTTTTAATCCTCCATTCCAAACAGATAATCGGCGGAACAACCGCACATTTCGCAAATTATTACTACCCATTCCGGAACAATCCTTTTGGTTGTCCCGTTGCAAAGATTTGTCATATTTACCTGCTGTGCGCTTTCGCTTGCGCCCTCAAATAAACGGGCGGCAATGTCTTTTTTCAAAACCTTTTTCCCGTTCGCCTCGGAACGGGCGATTGCTTCGTTTACTCTTAATCTCAATGCCATAACTTTAATTTTTATTGTTAATAACTCGGTTCGTTACTCTCTTTGTATCCGCAATGCGTACACGTTGTTTCCTCCCAAATTGGGGTATATTCCGGGGGCGTAATATATCCGTCCCCGCCTGTTTGCTTATATTCGCCGTCCGTAACCTCCATTTCGCCGCCACACTCCGGGCAATCCCCGTCGCCAATCAACACACATTCCAATAATGCGTCCAAATGTACCGATTTTACAACGTTGATACCAATTGCACGTATAACCCCGGCAATCTCAACAACGGTAATATCCCGTTCGTAACAATCGGAAATCGGGCAACCCCAATTGTCCGGCGTTTCCTCAATTATTTTTTTATTGAGTAATTCCGAAACGATAATGTCGGATACCTGTTTGGCGGGTTTCCCGGAAAGGGTCGCCAACTCGTTTAATTCTTTGCTTTCTTTTACTCTCATATCTTTGCCGGGTATTCCCCCCGGTAGGTTTTATTTTTCTTCTTTATACAAAATTCCCTTATATGGTTTCCCGGTATCGACACTCTTTTTTATCAAATGTCTGTACATACCCCGCTTTTCCGCATCTATATAATTGTCAAAACGAACACATTCTTTCCCGTCCGCTCCATATCCGACTATTTGGCAATTATATTTAATTTTATTTCGCCTTGCGGGTTTATAGTTCATATTTTCCTTTTGCGTACACCAACGTAAATTGTCTGCAAAATTATGATACTTAACCCCGTCGATATGGTCAACGTATGGTTTGTTTTCCGGGTTCGGGATGAAAGCCGCCGCAACTAATCGGCTAACTTGAAACTTCGTATTTACTCTGTTTTTTGATAAAGTAACACATAAACCGGACGTTGCGGGTTTACAAGGCGTCAAAATTATATTGCTATCTAATGACTTTATACGCCCGTAATTGCTTACTTCATATAACCCCTCATAGTCTTTTATTTCTTTCCAAATTTCCATACTACTAATTTTATTCTGCAAATATAAATATTATTTTTGGTTTTGCAAATGCAATAGTATTTCATTTATCTATTTTTCCAAAAATATATCTTTGTTTCTAAAATCATTTTTGCGAGGTGCGTTGGATAATCGGATTTTTAATCTACCTTTGCAATACCGCATTACCAAAAATCGCTCTCGGTTACTGCGTAAAATTCCCCCGGTGCATATTGATTTATGACGCCGGGGGGCTTTTTATTTCTTACTCTGATAATACAACCATTTGTAAATTTCGCCGTAATATCCGGTTTCCAATACTGCTTTTATTTTATCCTGCTTTCTTAATGCGTACCGCATGGCTTTTAAGTATTAAACCGGGGATTGCTCCCCGGCTGTTTATTATTTCAAATATGCAATTGTAAGTCCGTTCAACATCTGTTTTCCGTATTCGATAATTTCAGAAACTTTCTTTTCTATTGTTTCCGGGTCTGTTGGGAAACGTTCGTCTATGCTTTTATAAAAATCCGCTTTGTATGTTTCCAACCATTCCGGGGATTTGCCTAAACGCCTTTCTATCGCAATACATTGTCGTGCCTCTTTCAATGCCGCCTCACGGTCTGCCATATATACGGACGTTGAATAATTAGCCCGTTTTTGCGCCCCTGCCAATCGCTTTCCGTAATCTCCTTTTCCTACCAAATCCAAACGACCAAAATAAAATTCGCCGCTAACGCTGCACGCCACATAATCACGGGTTGACGTCCTTTTTGAAACAACGTTTCCGTTTTCGTCCTTAACTTCATATAAGTATTTTTTGCCCTTTTGGGTCTTTGTCAAAATGTACTTTTCCATGTCTTTGTTATTTTATGCCGGGGTTTCCCCCGGCGTTGTTTATGCAATACGAATTAAATTAGCTTTTTTGAAACATCTATATTCCTGCTTTTCGGTGTCGAAATAGGTTTGAACCGTGTCGGCTGGTTTACGGGTTCCGGTTGGTGCCGGGATTATGTCCGGGTTCATTGTTCCGTATGCCTCACGCAATGAACCGTCTATTTTCTGAAAGTAGAATTTTACAATTCGTTTTTTCATTTCGGCTTTCAACTTAATGTTCAACCATGCACATTTTAAAGCCTCTGAAAGTTTATAACCATTGCGTTTTACGAACTGCCACGCCAATTTGAAAATCTCGCTTAACTTGTTTCTTTTTTCTGAACTCATACGAATTTGTATTTGGTTCCGGGAACCCGCCCGGTCGGATATTATTTAACATAGAAACTTATCTTTATTCCTCTGCGCAATTTGCAAACGGTTTTATCATCGGTGCCATTAAATGCACGGCTCAACATCTTATTAGCCATTTCAACGCCAATCAATTCAATCAATCCTTTAACCCTACCAACTTGTTAACCTTTTTACCGTCAACAATACCGTTGATTTTAATGCGGAAATTGCGATTAATTTCTTTTGTTGTGTATAATAAACCGTTGTAAATTGTTGTTGCCATTTTGATTTTTTTTTAATTGTTCGGGGTAAACGCCCCGTCGTTGTTGTTTGACAATGCAAATATACAACCTTTATTTTAATTACCAAAAGAATTTCTTTTTGTTTTATCGGAAAATGGCAAAAAATTCTGTTTTTGGTTCAAAAGATAGTTATTTTGGTCGAATTTTCGATTTAAGCCACTTTTTCGGGCGAAATGTGTAATTTATCCATCCGGGAAAGAAAAGCCCGCTACGGGGCTAAAAATGGGCAAAACTAAAAAAGCCGGGGGAAACCCGGCTAATCCTTAAAAACAATCTTATAAATGGAATGAAAAAGTATTTGATACAAAAATACTCATTTTTCAATCTCTATATATTCAACCCCCATTATTTTTGTATGCGGGTTCCTGCTGATAACATCAATTTCCCGGTTCTTTATTTTCTTGGTTTTCCAAAGGAACCCCAAAAACCGTTTATATTGTACGGTTGCAGCAACTAAAATGCTGTCACGGTTTACAAATGTCCCGGTAAACTCCCCGTCCGGCGTCGTGCATCCTTTTAATGAAAACCACGGGTCGGAAATATCAACGCATTTCAGAACAATTGTTGTCGTATCTCCGGGCAAATATACAATGCTGTCCCGGACGGTTCCCCGCAATTTGGTTATTGTTTCCATTTGTGCCGTTGTAACGGCTTCCAACTCCCGGTTCTTTGTCTGCAACGTCTTTATCAACTCCGCATCGCTCGCCCGGTATTTTTCAAACTCTGACAATTTCAGTTCCAAAACCCCAACTTTTGCGGCGTTCAAACTATCTTTTGTTTGGTACCGGGAAACGTCCTGCAATAACGTTTCCGTGTTGGTTCTGTATTTGTCCCTTTCCCCGGTTAACTGATTAATCCGGGAACGTTGCACCCATATAGTGACAACGGCGGCAACCGCCAAAGCAATTGCCGCTATTATTAGATATTTTTTCATAAGATACGTTTTATTGTATTGTAATGTACTTTGGCGATACGCTCACGCCCTGCGTCCGTCATCATAAAACGGCAATCTTTCTCCGTGTCCATGAAAAAGTTTTCGGATAATACCGCCGGGCAAACCGTATGTTTCAGTATATAAAATTGGCTTTCTTTGTCCGGGTCGCCGTCCACATAATCAAAACGCATTTTCCAACCATCCGGGGCAAACTCTTTTTCCGCCTCCTTACAAAGAACGGTTGCGATTGCATCCGCTTTCGTTTGTCCTACGCTTGTATAACATTCCCACCCGGTGCCGCCTCCGGCGTTCCCGTGAACGCTAAACAAAACGGCGTTGTTGCCGCAATCTGCATGGATAACGTTTGCACGTCGGCAACGTTCCGGTAATGATACGTCGTTGTCCTCCGGTACCAAAATTTCAAACTTTATTCCCTCCGCTTTCAACATCGCCGCAATACGGCGTACAATGTCACGGTTAAACTCCCATTCAAACAATTGGGAACCGTCCCCCCAAATGGGGGAACGTTTCCCGGCACAATCCACGCCGTGACCTCCATCAAGAATTACAACTTTACTCATTTTCGTTTTCTCCTTTCTTTTTATTGTTTTTGTCGGGGTCGTCCCCAAATTCTTTTTCCAATCTGTCAATTATCGGTTGCAAATGCGACGGAAAAGCCCTTGTAAACTCCAAACGGATAACATGGTAAATAATACGTAATGCCAAATTTCGGGGGTACGCAATAATCAGATTGCGGAACGCATTTTGCAAATACACATACATAAACACGTATGTTAGTGATTTTACCACGATAACCGCCGCATTTTCATCGCCGCAATTTTTCATTATTACAAAAATCGCCTCCACGATAAACAGATACAACAGAAATTCGCACAATGCGTTTTTGAACTTACGGAACGAAAAGTTTTTGCATCGCACAATCGCCACGCCGTCCGCCCTCATACCCGCCCAAATATTGAACGCAAACATTACTACTAACGCATAAACAAAACCCTTTGTCGGGGTTAAATACCCAAATAACGGGCTAACCGTGGAAATGGCAATAATACGCCATTGTTCCCAATTAAAAATTCTTTCCATAATATTTAAGCCATTCAAAATAACCCATATTTTCCAAATAACAATTGTCGTTTTCTGACGCTTTAGCCTCCTTTTCAAATGATATGTCTTTGTATGCGTTCTTTAATTTGAACAATGATTTAAAGAACCATTCCAAAACATACCAAATATAAAAAGAAAACAACGGCAATATATACCACCATACCGATATATCAAATATCAATTGCAATATAAACATTATTACCCATCCGGCAAAAAACATTTCTATCCACTGACGGGCGTGCGTACATTCGTGATTGCGTACACTTTGAGGCATTTCGTTTTTGTCTTTAAATTCAGTAAAGACAAATGCCGTCAAAGTTATTGTTGTATAATTAGCCCATAATATTAAATGGGCTAATTTGCTGTTATAAATAATCTTTTTTATCATACTAATTCATTAAATCCGAATCTATTAGACAACGATAATTTAATAATTTCTCTTACTTTTAATCTATTTTCGTCCGTTAACTCTTTATATCCAAAATTAAATGGTGTTTTCTGTGTGCTTGTGTCCGGTTTCCATTCAATTGTATCAAATGATATATTATACATAGGTGAAATATACGTTTCAAAAAATGTTCCTCCTAACGCATAAATTGGCAATCCATTGTCGGGGTGCAAATTATCTGAAGATAAGTCTTTAGAATCTTCTGTATTAATAGTTGTATCACGACGCAACGACCACATTGTTGCACCTCCGGGGGAAATATTAAATATTCCACTTAAAGCCATAAATTTTTTTGTATTATCATAATTTAATTGCTGCCATTGTTTTTGCCCCTCTTGAGAATTAGGATATGGACTTAAATTTCCATTTATTCCCGGTGTATAAGAACAATTAAAAGCTATAAGTGTTTTTCCTAAACAATTTCTTTTAACTATACTTACAAGTTGTGACCAATACGGTTCCCATTCTTCTTCCCATTTTATAGACTGGTATGCACCTTGTTGAAATTCTATAATATCCCAATTTTCTTTTAAGGTATCTTTAAAGTTTGCTGTTGTCTTTTCCCAATCCGAACCATTTACAGATTTCCAACAATCAACTGCCTCATTATTATTATACCTATCTATCCATTGCGAAAAATATGCTCCCCCGGTATAAAATCCGGTTATTTCTGCATTTATTCCTGCTGATTGTATTATTTTGTTAAGATACCACCACATACACATATTCCATGATGAACCAAAGAACAATAATCTTAGAGTTTCATCACTTTGTTTTTTTTGAATAGATGTATTAAATATTTGAGGAATACCCACAATATTAAATGTTGGAATTACCCATTCTTTATTTTTTCTTACATATTCATTACCATCCTCCGGGGCTTCTTCTACAAAATCATTACCGCCTACATTATACAAAGTACCCGTATTTTTTAATATCATAGGTTGAATCTTTTGTGAATTTATGGAGGATAATATTGTACCTTCAATCGGCATAAGTAGTAAAGTATCTATTACAACATTCATGTAAAATGTTGGCTCTGAACTACCGCCTAATTTAATAGCCAATCTAAAATGTTCAATTTCACCTTTATATCGTGGGCCACGATATTGGTAATTATATGTATTAGTATAGGTTTCTTCTTTTCTTTCCCTAAAATAAATAATAAATCTTGCATCTGTTTCGTCACCAAAGCCATACCCATTATATGCACGTAACTGCGGTTGCCTGCTATCCCACCATGACGGTTTACCATTGGGAAACTCAAACCATATATCTTTTAAAGTCCTACCAATTAAACTTAGGTCTGCTGTTACATCAGATAAATTCCCGCCAAACCTATCGAACCACGGCAATGTAGGTGGAAATTCTTGTAATTGTCTTACTTGTTCTTTTAAACTATCATCATTTGAAGAACCTAAACTTTTCCAATTACCCGCTGTTGTCCAGGCTGATATACTTGAACCAACAAATTGTTCTGTTATGTTTGTTGTTGCATCAGTTTTATATGTTATGATTAATCCTAACTTTCTTATATCAGTTGGAACGGCTGCTCTTGCTGTTGTTTCTGTATAATATGAACCGGATAATGGTTTTTCATAATCTAAGTTATAAAGTGCTTTTCCATCTTTTATTTCTTTTATTGTATTGTTTAAGTGTTTAAAAGAATATATATTATAGAAATTAGAAGAACCGTAAAAACAAAATGAAACAAATCCATCTTCTGTAAAAGTATATTCTATTTTTTTATTATTTATAGTTTCTATTACACTTCCTTGCGTATTATATACTACACATGCTGTTGTTCCTTCTGACGTTGGTATTTTTGAAAATTCAGCGACAAATATGTCATTCTTAATTATTGGAACTTTATAATATGTAAACCAACCTCCGGCGTCTTTTAGTGTTCCATCTGTTTTTAGACTTTTATTTGTGTTTTTTAAATCATCAACTAAAGTTATTTCACGTCCTTCTTTTTCCAATAAATTTATTTTTTCCGTTGACGCAATATTTGTTTCTAATTTTACCCACTTTCCGCCATTATTTGTCAATATAGCTATTTCGTTGTTTAATTCTATTGCATTAAAATTAGAATATACTCCATTTGTCCCTGCGATATAAAACACGTTTTGGTCGGGTGTTCCGGGATTTGTATTTGGCGTTGCTATTCCTGCAAATGTTGAATTTGCACCTACCGTTGAAATAATAGTCAATAAAGCATTTTGCAATATTGCTCCGGTAATTTCTTGGTTTCCATTTGTTTTTATAACACCGGAAACCGCTTGTTTTAATTGTTCATAATTTCCCATAATTTGAAATTTAATTGTTGTTGAAATCATTATTGAAATCTCCGTTGAAATCTCCTTTGTTTGCTATTATATAGCCACGTCCTATTTTCTTCACGACGGTATTTGTTTTAAACTCAATTTCCACGCTCGCCAAATCCCCCTGCGTTTGCCATTTCGGGGTAATTAAAAACGTGTCGCAATCGTATTCCCTGCCGTATTTATCCGTTATATGAATGTAATCAGCCATACGGATAAAACGCATAACGTCGCAAAGGAACTCCGGTGCCAATATCGTACATTTAAACGTTTTGACTGATATTTGTTTTTCCGGAAAAAAATACCCGTCCCGTTCTTCGCCGTCCTCTTCAAATTCATAATCCGGCTTTCCCAACTCTGTACAAAGGTACAACGTATTTTTGAAATCCGGGTTTTTATATACTATTTGTCCGGCATCAAATACCAAATTTTCCATGTCCCACCATTCAATTTTAAGGTACCCGGAAACATCTTGTACGACGGTAAACATTTCTGAATACCACGTTTGTACGCCATCAGATAACCGCAAATAATAAATTCCGTCAAACTGATTTAATGGCATGGGTAATATTGCCGGGTATAATATTACATCATATCCCAACGACTGAAACCGGACAACTCGCAATCCGGTTTCCCTCATGTATGTTGTTATATTTGCAATTTGTTTTCCGGTTTTATCATATAGAATAACAGACGTAACAGAATTTGAACGGGTATTTCTTATTATCTGAAACGGCAATAATCTATCAGCCGGTGCGAACAATGGGTATATTTGCCCGTATGCGTAACTTTTACGGTGGTTCTGTTCATTTATTGACGTGTACCACGGTAAAACGCTTATATTGTTATTCTGTATCATATTTCAACGTTGCTTTAATGTTTCGACTACACAAATTTACTGAAAATTTATCAACTTGACCGTTACCGATATATGTTTTAACTAACAGCATCGGGTTTGGGTCTGTGGTTCCTGCCGGGAAATTCAATGTTTGTTTCTTTTTACGTTCCAATCCTCCCATAGCATAATATGGGGAATTATTTATTTTGAAATTCCGTGCGGGCATATCATAAACCCAATATGTCGGTTGTATATTGATAAACGCTAAATATCCATTTTGCAAAAAATATTCTATGCCATCAACGGTTTGTCTTGTGAAAGGCAATTCCAATTGTCCGCCGCCGGACGGCGTAACTGCTGCAAACAATGCGAATCCATCGGAACTAATTGCACCGGGGTTTAACAACATCAAATCTATGTCAGACGTAAAATTTGATATGTTAATTTCTTCAATTTTCCCGGCTGTTACATATTTGGACGTAATTTCTATTGGTAAACCCTCAAATGGTGTTGTTACATCATCCATCCACTCAAATTGATAACGTTCCGGCATTTCTACTTTGTCAAATGAATATTCAGACGTTGCAAAAGCTAATTTTTTGCCGTTCCTAACGTTTTCTAATTGTGTTAAATCATAATCAATAATCGGGTTATATCCATACGAACCGCCATTTCTAAACCAACTTACCTGTTCAATTTTAAATTTTCCGTCCTCAATATACCAATAACATTTGTAAATATCCCGTAACATCGTCATAATCTGTTGTAATGTAATCGGGGCTTTTTGCGCCGGGGTTTTATATTCGCCATTAATGATATTACTTTTCTGACTTATTAGCAACTTAAATGACCGCCCGGAAATAGGATTGTTTTTGTTATAAAGAAATTGGCTGTATTCCGGCGTCGCTTCATGCGTTATTCCGGGCGCAAATTCTTTTAATAGCACATTGATACATGACGACAATGTAAACGCATCACGCAAAGTATATGCTTTTCGGGATTTTTCCTCTAATATCCAATCCATCAGATAAAACCCAAACCATAACGACGCATAACGCCACGTTGACCGGGCGATTGGATAAAACGTTTGTCCATATATGGAATAAGGCGGCTCAAAATACTTTCCACTGTCGGCTAATCCCCACTCGGTCGGCGTATCTGAAAAATTATTAGATATAAATGCCACGTCGATTGCGTAACCAATTGCCCGGCGGTAATTTCTATTATAATCTACAATATCATCGGACGACAACGGGTATGTATCTAAATCGTCTATTTTATCAACATCAACCAAATATCGGGCGTATATATTATAACTTTTCATATCGGCGTGCATCGTACCCGTTGCTCCGGAACCCTCAACGGCGGTTAAATCAAATTCCAACGTATCAAAAGGTTCTTGCGTTATCTTTGTATAGCGGAACATTGCCACATCATCAGAACGGCGGCGTATCTCAACACCTGCTAGTCCAATAGGTAGCCCACCCGCAACTCGTTTTTGTGCAATATGGATATAATAATTTACATTTAATTCCGGGTATAAATCTCCCATAAATTCATCAGAACTTACACCCGTCGACATCCGCCCACTATAAAGCCCGGATATTACCGCCGGGGAACCTTGCGACGTAATTTGCATTTCTTTCAAAATATTACATAGTGCAAAATGATAGGTTTGTATTAATGCGTTTTGGTCAGTCGTGGCGTTTGCGTCTTGTTCCCAATTCGCGCCGCCCAAAAAGCACGAAACAATACTATCTCCGGGAACGTATATTTGTATCAATGGGCGTTTTCTTATTGTAAGAAATTCGATTTGTGGGGCTAACTCAATTAAATTGTATTCCTTTTCCAATCCTGCCAAAACGTCGTTGTATTGGTCTATTGTTTCCGGCTGTACCGTAACCAATTTATCATCATCATTAAACGTACAATCCGTTTTCATAAACTTTGCTTTATAGTATTGATTGTATGTTTGTCCCCAATCATCGCTTTTTTCGATATATAGGAAAAATTCAGAATCAAACGGGGCGTCATTGATAATATCGTAATCAGCACGGACAAAGTTTATTTTACCGGACAATTTAGCCCGGTAAAACCTTTGATTTGTTTCCAACTCATAATCCAACGTTAAATCATCCTTATAATTGGGGCGGACGGTTTGTTTGGTTCCGTCCTCCCCTATCTGCAAAAAGAATCTATATTTTGGTGTCATAGTCTTTTTATTTTACGTTTCAAATTCTTGTAACTTTCAATCGTATTTCCGTCGCCATCCACGTAAACCCGTCGTCGGTTCTGTTCCTTAATTTCCCTTACATCATCCGACAAATTGCGTAAATCCGGGCTTTGTCCGGTAACGTTTAACGTCAAACCGGCTCCGTCTGAATAGGATTTTAAATACTTGTGTGCAAATGTACCATTGTTTAGCGAATTGATAACGTCCGGTATTATCTTTCTGAAACGGCGTGAACTTCGTTTATTTATCACGGCGAAAAATTCGCCTCCCTCGGCACGTCGGCGGGTTCCGTCCGGTTTCGTTCCTAAATCAATATCATTTCCGCTTTGGTGCGAACCGCCCTCCAAAAGTTCAACGGTACCGTCGCCGTATGTTTCCGTTCCTCCGGTTCCTCCGGTTCCTCCGGTCTGTTTTGCCAATTGCGCCGCCTTGATTTTAGACGCTGCAAAACTCGCCCACATTACGGCAATTGCAGGTATTGCAAACGGGAAACCTAATTGCGACCATATCAGCGCCGTTGCTGTTACCATGTTTCCGATTTGCTGCAATGTTTGTATTGCTGCCTGCTGTTTTTGCGCTTTCTGTTGTTCTTTCAACGCTTTTTCTTGGTTTTTCTTTGCTAAATCCAACTCCTTTTGCGCTTGTACAACATTATTGGCGTACCCGTTTGCCCTTGCTTCCAATTCTGCATCCAACGCCGATTGTGCGGCGGAAACCTCTTTATCCGCTTGCTCAACGGCTGCATCTGCTGCGGCAACACGTGCCGCCGTGAATGTATTTAACGCATCCAATGCGTATTGCATAGACGTATTAATTGCCTCTTTTTGGTCGTCGTCCAAATTAAGCCCAAACAAACCGTAAATGTCTGTTCCTCGTTCCTCCCCTTTGGATTGCTCAATTTCTTGGTCTATTTTTTTAATAGTGTTTTGAATTGTTTGTACCTCAACATCAGACAATTTATTGGCGGCTTGCTGATTTAATTCTAAAACCTTTTGCAAACGTTCCTTTTCTGCTTGCAAACGAAATTGAGTTTTCCGGGCTTCTGAATTTCTCAACAAATCAAACTCCGATTGTGCCAACGCTTGTTGTTGGTCGAATATCTGTAATTGCGCTTGCAAATATTCGTCCGCAATTCCGGCTCCCTTTGCGTCAAAACTTGCATTAATCGCCCCGGCGTCCTGCTGTTGCCCGGTCGGTTTCTGTTGGTTCTGTAATAATGCGGTTTGTCTTTCGTTTTCCAACAACTGCATCCGCAATTGTCTTTCCTGCTCGCTTCCCTTTTTGACTGCTTGCAAACGTAATTCAATGCTTTCTTTCTGCAACGCCAATTCCTGCAATTGTCGGTCTTGTTCGATTTTCAATAATGCCTCGGTTTGTTGCTGTTCCAACGCCGTAATTGTGGCGTTTATCGCTTGGCGTCCGGTTTTGTTCAAATCCTTTTCGGTCTGCAATTGGTGTTGTAAATCCTCAATTTGGCGGGAATACTGATATTGCGTTTGTTGGCGACGCTTTGCCCATTCGTCGGTTTCCAACTGCAATTGTGCATCCTGCAATTTTCGGGTTGCTTTCAAATTCTTTTTATATGCTTCCTCTACCTTTTTTGCAGCCTTTTCCGCTTCTTTATCCTTTTTTGTCGTATCAATTTTTGGCGAATTTGTCGTTACGGGGCTATTCCCGATTTGTGCTTGCGTATCTCCAACAGATACCGGGATTGTTATCGGCTTTATTTTCTTTTGCATATCATCCAATCCCTCTTTGAAATTTTGGGTAATGTCCTTTACTTGTGCTTTTACCAAATTTCCGTATGCGGCTGCATAATCTGACAATCCCTTTTTAATGTCGTCAAAATCCAGCGTAAACGCTCCCTTTAATGCGGTTCCGGTTGCTTTGACAATATCAATAAAGAATCCAAACAAATTTCCTAACGTGTCAAATGTGGTTTTAAATCCGGCAACTATACCGTTCCAAATGGCACGTATCAAAACACTTTCATTGTATAACTCAATCAAGTAATTGACAACATCAATAACCCCTTTTATTATCGCCGTCAATCCTTGGTTAACAAAAACTTTTGCCTGCGTTGTCAACGTTTCAAAATTTCCTCCGGTTGCGTCAAACAACCCGGATAATGCGTTTTGCAACTCAATTTGGCTTTGCAATTGTTCCTCCTGCAATTGCGCCAAAACTCCGGCTTTCCCTTTTACTTCATCCATGTTTGTTGAAATATCTTTCAACGTGCGCAAATACTGCAATCCGGCGTCCTCTCCGGGTCCCCCGAATATATCTGCAATTGCAGCCCCGACCGTTGCCGCATTATCCGGCAATTTTGCCAATTTTGCGGAAACGTCTTGTATAACATCGAACGTTGTTTTGGTTCCGGTCTGCAAATCTTTTTGAACTTGTTCCGACGAAATACCAATACCATCCAAAGCCGCCGCCGTCGCCGTCGTCATTTCACGCAAACGCAAATTTGCCTCCTTAATTGCGTCAACGCCTTTGTCTGAAAAGATACCCATTTTGTTTGTTTGGGTAACAATTGCAACAAATTGGTCTGCTGATATTCCCGCCTCTTTGAAATATGCCGGGTATTCTTTCAACGTGTCTAAAAATTCCCCGTTCGCATCGCCTCCGGCTAAAAACCCATCCTTAACCAATTGCAATGCCTCATTTGCAGAAATACCAAATTGTTTTGATAATGCGTCTGTTGCAATCAATGTTTCCCGGAAATCTGCGTTGAATGAATCGGCGACGGCTTGCACCTCATTTCTAAACGCTTTCAAATCATCGCCACTTTTCCCGGTAAATTGTTGCGTCAATCTCGTTGCCTCAACTAACCCGGCGTTATAATCGTACCACCATTTAAACGCCGCACCCGCCGCCGCAATTCCGGCAATCGCCAAAAAAACCGGGTTTGAAAGTAATCCCAACAAAGTTTTTCCCAATGCTTTTGCCCCGTCGCCAATAGCTGTAAAAACGGCTTTACTTTCAGCCCCGCCACGTCCTAACGCCAAAAGACTTTCGCCAAATGCGCTATTTAAACCTAACGTTTCTTTTAATTTGTCGCCATACGCAATAATTGCGTCGGACGCCTCCGTATAATTTCCGACGTTCAATTGAAATTTCCCGGTTGCTTCCTGCAAACGTTTCATTTCTTCGTATATTTCTTTGGTTTGTGCAACCAATTTTCGCCCCTCCTCGGTATTTTCCCGTTCGGCTTTAGTCATGTTGTTTAAATAAATCTTATTCAATGAATATTTCGCCGATAAACGGTTATAACTACCCTCGGCGGATTGATTTATTTTCACAATCAGTTTATTAATTTGGTTCGCTTCCTGCTGTGCCAATTTTAACTCGGCTAACTTTTTGGCGTTCTCGCTTTCTGCAAACGCCAAATCACGTTGCGCACGTGCCAAACGTTCCGCATCGTCTGCGGCTTTTTTGGTTGTCTTTCGCCCGTCCTCCGTTGCGCCGGAAACCTTTTTCAGAATCTCCGCCAATTGTATTGCCTCGGCTTTGATATTTTTCAGTGCATTTGTATAGGTGTCCGAAAGTTCATCCAATTGTTTTATCAAATCTGTAATCGAATTATCCGGGCTTATTAAATCCGAATATTTGATTGGGTTGTTATTATCTGCCATACGCCGATTATTTAGTTATTTACGGGAAATTTCCCGTCTGTTGCATTTTCTTTCCTCAAATATGTAATTTATCGCCTAAAAATAAAAACGCCGGAAATAGCCTTATTTTGCCCTTTTTTGCTTGTTTGCTTTTTTGGCTTGTTCCTTGATATACTCAAATGCGTTGTAATATTCCAAAACGGTAAATTTCTTTGGGTCAACATGCAAATTTTGGGACAATATCAAACACATATTTTCAAATTGTCTGTCATGCCTAATTTCCACGCTTTCCGACCCGGTAAACGTCTGCGGGTTGAAATAGGTTATCAACTCCGCCGTAATGTCGTCAATCTCTTTTGCGTCCGCCTCGGTTGCCCGACCGTCTATTATTGTGCGTAATACAACAATCGTTCTTTGTTTCAATTTATCGTAATACTCTTTCAATGTCGCATCATCGAACAACCGGGGAAAATACAAACGCAATTCATCGTCTATTTTTTTTTTAACCGCTTCCAAATGGGCGGTTATCTCTGAATTTGCAACGTCTTTAAAAAGACTCATTGTTTGTTGCAATCCATCATCTGACAAATCATTTCGGGGTTTACCATTTATTGATTTAACCAACACGGCAAAAGCCAAATGCCGGGGGGAAACCTCGGATTGAATGAAATATATGTTTTGGCGCATATTTTCCAACTCAACGGTTGCCATGTTTGGCGTTGGGCTGTTCAAATAACGTATTACCTTTTCAATATGTCGGTCAAAATCCGACAAATCGGAACCAACCCCGGCGTCAACCAAAAGCATTTTGTTATACTTGTGGAAACGCATAATTGGCAAATCCTCGATTGAATCATACAACTCAACGTTCATTCCTTTTATTTGTACATTCTTCATAATAAAACACGTGTTATCATTGTACTACAAAAGGGAACGCCCAAAAATGAGAGGTTCCCGGTAAATATCAACGCAAAGAAACAAATCAAAACGCACGTCCACCACGACAAACAGAAATCGCAATTAAACATCTTTGAAAAGAAATCGTTCCCGTGAATCTGTACCCATTCAATGACGCCCCATTTGCGTAATAACGTCAGCACAAAAGCCGCTATTAATGCGACAACAATAATGTTATAAATAAAATGTTCCATATACTACAATTTACATGTTTCTCCAATACTCAATTCGCCCTCAAACCGGAATCCGCCGAACGGGTGCATTAAAAATTGGTTTTCTATTTCATCCAACGAAAAGCCCCTGTAAATGTTTTCCGCCAATTCGTACACTTTGTTTATTCTGTAACTTCCATTTCGCACCAAAAAACCGCCGTTCAAAACGTCCAATATTTGCCGCTTCAAATCCTCTTTGTTGCGTGTGCTTGCATCGTTGTATATCTTTCTGTAATCAAACCAAAAGATAATCGAAAACGCCGTTTTTATGCCAATATCAACTCCGGGTTCCCAACTGATATTTTGCGGGTCGTCAACCCAAAAGAAACAGAAATTACCAATACCCGCATCGGGGCAAACTTCCATATATTCGTTTTTCCCGGAATACACGTTTGGCGTATAATAGCGTTTTTGGTTTGCGTTCATTTTAACAAGTCTTTCCGCCCTGCCAAACGCATAATCCAACCACGGCAAATTATCAACCAATCCGTTTTGAATGTTCCCAATAATCCGGTCTAACAATTCCGGGTTGTCAACAACCGGGGCTTTTACCTTATTTGCCATAAATTTGTTTTTTTGTTTCTGCCATTAAATCCGGGAAAATATATTTCCAAATCAATATTGAAATATTTTCGTCGGTTAAACCCAATATTTGACGACCGTATTTTTTTATTAAATCCTCTGTTTTAAAGTCAGACGCTTTAATTTCAAATTGTTTGTCGCCAACCTCTAAATAAAAACTACTTTCAAAATCTCCCTCATCCCGTAACGTTACCCGGTTTGTCGGCTGTCCCTTAGCCTCTTTAATTGCGATTGTTACGGGGCTGTATGGTGCATAATCCGAAATTTCGACGCCCAAACGGTTAATACCTTGTTCAAACAATTGTTCCTCGGCGTTCAAATCAACTATATATGCCTCATTGTCCCATATAATGTTTTGTATTATCCGCCCGGACGTCAAAGCCTCGTTGAAATCCGCAACCCTTTTTCGCAAATCGGTTATCCGTTTCATAAATACAACTTTTACATGAAATTATATACAACTTTCCCTTTGAATTATATAATTACACGGTTCTGTATCTTACCCCACGGTTATTGCAGGCTAAACAGATACGGTCTAACCCTTGCGTATCTATTTGCAACGCCTCATAAGACTTTTTAAGGTCGTAACCTAAACCGCCGGGACGAACGCCGGACGTGTTGCCGTCCAACTCATACAAAATATCCATCCGGGTTGCGTTTGATTGATTGCGGTTAACCCTTACGTTGGGGTTCATTGCCAACGTCCGCAATGCAATTGCAGCAACTTGTCTTTGTATTACCGTTTGGAAAATCTGCCTTTGGGAAATAATGAAATCCGTTAAATCGCATCCAATAGTAATTTCGCAATTCAGCCCGTAATTTTGGGTTCGTGTGTACATCGTGTATGCAATATCCCACAACTCCGGGTATTCTGCGAACGTTTCCGGCGCATTATACATAAACGGCGTTACTTGCAAATACTTTGTCAATTCTCGCCAAACCTCAACGGAACCCATGTTGCACGTTCCGCACGGCTCCCGGCTCCAATCCTTTGATACGTTAATTGCTTCCATTCCGGCGGGTAATTCGTCTTGATTGTAGCAAAGGAACCACGACCCCCCGGCGTTGTTCTTGTCGCTTATATACGGCAAATAACAATCAGTTAACGGGAACCACTGAAAACCGCCATTTGTAACGGTAAAATTCAAATCAAAAGTCTTTATTGGGTCTATCTGCGACGAATGAAACAAATACATTCTAACAACCCCGGTTCCCCCGGTCATTTGCAAACCTATCTTTTCAATTTTCGCCGTCACTCCCATTGCACGAACCGGGACAAATTCAAATCCTACCAACTTATGATTGTTTTGCAACGTCGCCCGTATGCGTCCGGCACCATCAAAGAACGTTTTTCGCTCCAACAAATTACGTGTTTCTTTATCCAACTGCTTAATCTGTGTAAACGTCTGTATTGCGGTCGCAATTCCGTTTCGGGTCATTCTCTCCAAAAAGTCCATCAACATATTATACGGTTTCCAATATGGGTTTCCGTAATCCTCCCGGCTGTAATCATTATTAAAATCGCTTGCCGTTGGTTCCTCTCCGGTGTTGTCAATTTTAGCAATCCAAACAATACCGTTATGGCTCACTTTCTGCCCGGCTTTGTACGGCAATATCATGTTCCATTCCGGGTATTGCAGCCCCCAATCATCCGGCATAATCGCCGCCATACTATCCAACGTCAAAAGCGGGTGCGCACCTTGAAAATACAACCCGCTTTCCGTTTCAGTCATATAATTGTCAATTGTCTTTGCCGGGTCGTGTGATTGTTCCCACCCGACGACGTGCAATAATGCGTCCTGTATTTCTTTAAGTCTATACATCTGCGTTTGAAATAAATAAGGGGGCGGGGATAACCACCCCGTCCCCTCGGTTTAACAATTCGTTATGCTCCGGCGTTATGCGCTCGCACCTCCGGCGGGAAATTCCCCGGCGTTGGTTACATATACAGGCATACCCAAAGGTACATTTTCCGCACGTGCTGCAATCTGCGCTTTGATAATCGGATTTGCAACGGTTGTTGGGTCGCTGTTGTAAGCAATTACAAACGCAACATCTGCGCTAAATCCAAAATATTCTTTCACGTTGCACGTCATATCGGCACTCGCTGCGCCTGCTGTCTGTGACTGGTCGCCAACTGCTGTGTAATAGTGCGAACCAACGGGCAAATCAATGTACGGCAAACGTACAACGTCCCATTCGTGGAAATTCGCACGGGTGCGGTTCAACGCCTCACGGTCAACACGTGTTAAAACGCCAACGTTGCCATCCTCTACGGCAAAGAATGTACCGTTTTTGCTAGCTTCATTTACGACGTTGTTTGTATAATGGAACACTTTATTTTCGTATTCCATACGCTTGTTTACGTCGTTATAAATACCGTGCTGTGCCAATTTTTTAATAAGGCTGTCAATTCCGGCGTTACCTACGACGTGAACCAAACCCGGATAACAATTTGCACGCATAATCGGGTTAATATCGCCCATAATTTCGGTTGCCATCTGCGTTGGAACCTCAATAACGTTTGCAGCGAAATTGTAATTCAACTTGTCTTTCAATACTTGGGTTTTTCCTGCCTCCAACGCTGCAACGGCTGCTTGGTCTAACGAATTTGCAAACGCTCTGCAAACCTTTTCCATTTTGCGGTTGAAATCGTGGTCATACGAAATTTCGTTGTTCATATACAACGTTGGCACCATTGTAAAGCCGACGGAATATGTCGCCCAAACCACGGTATAAAGTGCGGACGTGTTTTCATCGTCCGGGATAACACACGTACGAACGTTGCTAACCGTAACGTCGCCATCGTAATTGATAACCGGAATTTGTACCGTATTTCCGATTGAGGCAAACGCACGTTCACGCAATTTCGGGGACAAAATGGAATTTCCGGCGTTGGTCTGTTCAATGAAAAAATCCAATGCGCCATACTCGCACGGGCGGGTCATATTACGGTCTAACTCCGGGTTTTCTACTCGCCAATTCTGTAATCTTGTTGCAATTAAACTCATAGTCTTTTTATTTTAATTTGTTATTAAATGCGGGTTTACCCATTACCCGGTTATCTCTCCGGCAATTTGTTAATACTATTTTCCTGCCAAACCTTTCTCATATCTTCGTCAAACTCTTTGGAACCTACCGTTTTACCTTGCGCCATCAATTGTTTTGTAATAAGTTCGTACGCCTCTGATTGCGTTTTGGCTCCGCTTACGTCCAATGTAATTCCGCCGCCTCCGGCACCGCCTGCGGGCTTATTTGTGCCGCCTCCTGGCTGTTGTCTTTGCTGCTCCAATACTCCCATCGTTTCCAATTCTTTTGTCAGCAACTCGGCGGGCGTGAATGGGTTCAACTGATTGTTTGGATTGCGCATAATTGCGCCGCTTGCATCTTTGAACGCCAAAACCTTTCCGCCGTTTCCGTCGTCTATATATTCCGGGTTCATGCCTTTTACTTTTTCGGTCGCCTGCGTCAAAATAACCTTTGTTACGCTTTCCGGGAATCCTGCTTTGAATTTAAGCCCGGCGGCGGCTGTCTGCAATGCGTTGTCAATTCTTACTCCGAACAATTCTTTTTCGTGGTTTGCCTTTTCTGCCTCATACTTGGTTGTCAACTCGGTAAACTGCGTTGTCACGTTCTGCAAATCTGCTTTTGCCTGCTTCAATGCTTTCACGGTTTCCGCATCTGCCGCACCATCGGCAATTGCCTTTTCTAAACGGGCTCTTTCCTTGGTCAATGAATCAATCTGCGATTGCAGCCCGGTTGCGCCATCGGCTTTTGTTTTCATTTCCCCCATTACACGTTTTGCGTAATCATACGTTTTTTCGGTTCCATTTTTAGCGATACCGGAAACCGCCAAAATATCGGCATCCAAAGCCCCGTAAATTTCGCCCGTTTTCTTGGCAATAACGCTGTTTTCGTCATTCTGCGATAATGTTGTTATCGCTGTAATCTGTTCGTCAGACAATCCCGACAAAGCCGCATTTGCAACTAAAATTTCTCTCGTTAACATAATATTCTTACCCTTTGAATTAATTAAGTGCGATTGCTTCTACTTCTCCGCTGTTTGCGTTAATAATATCAATTGTGTATTTTGGGGAATCCCCGGTTGTGTCAACCAACCAACTAACAACACGTGCATGGCTGATTTTCTTTTCAACCTCTTTTGTTACCAAAATGACGTCGGTAATTGTTCCGCCCTCAATACAATTAATCAACTTTTTCTTTGTGTCGCCGTCCAATTCTGCGGCGGTTGTGGCTACTTCAATAACCAAATTGTCTTGCTGTGCAATCTGTGCCATATTCGTAATTTTTAATGGTTAAACATTCTCGTTGTTTTCCGGGCTATCGCCTGCCGCTTCCTCTGCTTCTGCTGTTTTTTCGGCTTTCGGCTTTCTTCCGGGTTTCTTTGGTTCTGCTGGGATAACTCCGGCGGCTGTCAGTTCTGCAATAATTTCGGCTTTCATTTGTTCACGTTCTGCCGCCTTTGCTTCTGCTGCCGCCTTTGCTGCTGCTTCTGCCTTTGCTCGTTTGCTAACTTCAATCTTTTCTTTGTTCGCTGCCTCCCAAACGTTCGGGTCGTGCATAATGTCAACTTTATAACCCATTTTTCGCAAATTGTGCAATCCGAATGTTTCAAAGAACTTTTTTCCGAAAACCTGCATACGTGGTCGTGAAATTCTTTCGCCCGTTTCTTGGTTGAATTTTACAACCTCAATACGACAATGATAAAAACTTTCTTCCCCTTTTGGAACAATGAAATTTTCCGGGGTAACGTCCAACAATCCGACGTCCTTTGTTTTACCCTCTGTTTCTGCTTTCACTCGCATAATCATAAATTTTTTTTGTTATTACTTCAATTTTCTTGGAAAATGGTATTTGGCTGCCAAATTCCAAAACGTTTGTATTCTCACGTTCAAACCTACGCACAAAATTAGCGAAATTCAATTTAATGCGCAATTCATCCTCGGTAATTAGCTGTTTTTCGTACAATTCTAATACTTCCGGACGTGTCAAATGTCGGTACGGCTCCAATTCTGCCAACACTAACATACGTTGCATTTGTATTGGGTCGTGTCTGTACTCCGTTTCGATAATCTGATTTTGTAGCGCATCCAATTCCCCCTCGCTTGCTCCGCTTTCTTTCGCCATCTTATAACGTTCTCGCAATTGGGTTGCATCAGACAAATAAAACTCGGTGCCATAATTGATTTTTGCCGAAACAAACATTGTTCCATAACGCAAACGGCAAACGGTTTCGTCAACGAACTTTTGCGCCGCCTCAAAGCCTTTTTTTACTCGGTTTAATACCGTGCTTTGGCTTTCAAAATTGGCTTTAACTTGCTGTTCATTTAATGCTTCACGGGTTGTTATTTCCTCGTTGGTACCAACAACCGCCGTAATTATGTTTGTACGCAACCGTTCTTCCTCGCTAACGTTATAATCCAAACTATTACGGTCAACGGTCAACATCTGAACCGGGTTGCGCAAATCCGGCTGTTTGTCGCCGTCCGGTACCGGAATTTCAATGAATGAACCAACCCCGACAATTCGTTTATCTCCGCATTTCGGGCAACGCATCAATAAACCCGATTGGTCTAATTTATAATAGCCTTGTTTATCTTTCAAAAACCCGCCGTCGCAATAATCGCCGTTTTCGCCGTTCGTAAAATCGCAACTTTGTTCATATCCGGAATAAATCGGGTACGACCCGTACATATCCAAATTTTTCTTTGATAAATGATAAAAAAGGAACCAATCTAAACTTTCCAACTCGGTTGTTAACGGGGACGCCTTAACGTCCGGTTCTCTCAAACTCAATGGTTCGTTCCAAAAAAAACGTGCTGGGCAATATCCCAAATCGTGCGGGCTATCAATCAGCAATTCGCCAATATTGCCTTTTTCCTCGGTAAATACCCGGTATCGTTCATCGTCAATTACGGCAATACGGTTGTCGTCCTGCCGGAATATTATCCAACGCATAACGCCCGTTGTTTTGTCTGCCTTGTATGAAATAACGTGTTCTATTGGCAACCAATAAAAGTACGGTTGCGGGTAATTATCGCCGGGGGATTGCTCTTTTGGCAAATCAACAATTAATACGCTGTTAATTTCGGTTTTGAAATATTCCCATCCCTTTGTGCTCCAAATTTCGGGTTCTTCCAATACGTGTTGTCTGTAATACTCCCAATCGTCCCTTTGTTCGCTGTTCATAAACTGATAATTGAACGCCGGGTTACGACCGTCAAAAATGCGGCTCAACTTATCAAAACAAACGCCCGTTACCTCGTTTGTCTTTACGGGGTAACGGAACAATGTTTTGAACACTTTGAATTTGTCTGCGGGTATAAGGTTTGAAACATAAGCCAAAAAATCGGTCACGGGTTGCGTAATGTATGGCGTCAACGCCTTTTCCGCATGAAATCGTATGCGGTTTTGGTGGTAAATCGCCCTACTTATCGCCGCTTTGTTCCGTGGCTCCGTTATCTGCTTTTTTATTTCTCTTATATCTAAGCCCATTTTCTTTGTCAAATTCAAATTTACTATTTTCCGGTAACTGCCAACCGCCGTTATTTGGCATTTTTAAAAGTCTTTCGGCGTGGCTAACTTCAAAATCTCGTGTCGTTTTCAATGTTTCATTTTCCAACGTCACTATTGTTTGTTTACCCTGCTGCATTTTTTAAGTCTGTTAGCGGGTTAAAATCTTCCGGTACGATAATAGCCAAATCATCCGACCAATTAGGTAAAAACGACCATTGTATTGCGTTGCTATCGGGTGCCTCAAATCCTCCCAATGTTTTATCCCCGATAAACAAAGAACGAATTGGAATAGGATAATGCGTTGTTACTGTTGTCGGGTCTTGCAATGCACCAATTGCGCCGTTTTCATCAAACAAATAAACCCCCAAATTTTGGGAATCGCTTTCACATTGCAAATCTTTCAATGCTTTAATCAGTGATTGCGGCATTTTACGCATAACCGCCGTAAATGGGGTTGGCTCACGTCCAATAATTTCTTCAATACCGCCCAACGTTTCGTTTCCTCCGCCGAACGTACGGGGTGCGCCTGCTTCTGCTGTCGGTGCTTGGATATACGGGGAGACAACAACTTTCGTGTCGTCCTCTGCCGATAACAACGGCGTCCATGACGCTTTTTTCCCAATACCCGCCGTCGTGGTAAATGAATTTTTTTCTCCGGTGCTTTTATACAATCTCTGAAACGCTACTTTCTGAATCTGTCCGAAACTCTCGGCACACGTAAAGTTTGGAATGTTTGGCAATGCTGCTGCCGGGCATTTACAAATAGCCATAATCTTAATTTTTTAACGTTAAAACTTTTGTTATTATCTCCGGGGGCTAACCCTTTGCCCCATTACTTATTGCAAAGTTATAATATTTTCGGATAAATCCTTGCATATATGAAATAAAATGCTAATTACGACGTTTAATGCCCCTTGTTGCTTGGCTGTATGGTCTTGTATCGCCGTCCGCCAATTCCTTTTCATATATTCCGGTCAAACCGTCCTCCGGGTCGTCATGCTCATTTGCTGGGAAATCACGCAAAAACCCGGTTACGTGTTCATGTATCTTTGGAAAACGTTCCTCCCATCCTAACGGCATTATGATTTGGGCGTTGACGCTTGCCGAATTTGTTATAATGCGGCTTTCCTTGTTGGCACCTTGGTAAAATGGTTCGGAAATCGCTTTTATCTTTTTACGTATCAACTTTTCAAACCCGGCACCGCCGTTGTTACTTTCAATCCATGCTTTTTGCGTTCCACAACGGTTTATCATTTCCGGGACGGTAACGGCTGTTACTTCTGTATTTTCCTGCGTAAATACCATGTCAGTAATTAGCGCATACAAAATCGGTTCAAACCGTTTCTTTTGTTCGTTCCATGCCTCATTACTAGATTTGTAAATGTCATAACATGCCGAAAATGTTAAGTCGTCGCCCTCGTCGGCAACGTCTGTATAATTTCCGCTACGTACATACGTCCCCCATTCGGATTTGTCAACGTATGTTCGGAACGGGTTCCGGTACAATTTGCCCTCTGCATTTCCGGGGTTGCCTTGATACAAGCATTGAAATTGTACGGGGTCTAACGCTCTTTGCCCCTCCAATTTTACCCGGCTGTGTCGTCTATCCCATAACGCCGCCCCCGGTTCCCGTGTGTCAATCTCTGTTGGTTCCCCGGTTTTCAGTCCCTCAAAATTTATTCGTACCCATGTGCCCGCCGGAATATCTTTTACATCATCCCAACTTTTAATATCAATTACGGTTTCCCCGCTTTTTTCTATGCGCCCAATCAAATCATCATCATGCCAACGGGTAAACACAATTAATTCTTGGGAATCATTATGCAAACGGGTACGTACTACGGTCGTGTACCATTTCCATGCTGCATTACGTACAATCGGGCTGTTGCCCTCTGCATAATCTTTGTAAACGTCGTCCAATATCGAAACATCAACCGTTTTTGAAGTCAACGAACCGCCACGACCTACAACACGCAACGAACCCTTATGCCCAACCATTTCTATAACGTCAGAATTTCGTAAATACGTGTTTGCCATCGTTACCACATTTGAACCGTTCAAAAAGGTTTTCGGAAATATTTCCCGATATTTTGGGGTGTCAATTATTCGTTGAACGTCCCGGTTAAAATCCCTTGCAATTGTGGCGGCATACGAACCAATACAAATTTTTGTGTCCGGGTTCAATCCCAACATAAAAGCGGGTAATTTTCGGCTTGAACCCTCCGATTTTCCGTGCTGGGGCGGCATTTGCACAATCATTTTTTTTATTTCCCCGTGGGCGAACTTATCCAATAGCGTATAATAAACGACGTGGAACGGTTCCAAAGCCAAATCCGGTTGCATGTACCGGGCAAAGTTTATCAGCCTATGGCGTGCCGCCGCTTTTACTATCTCGCCGGGGTTGTTTTTCAATGCTGCATACATTTTAAGCAATTGTTCTTTATCCATTTTGTTTAATTCTTAAAAATAAACCATATATTTTTGTCTTACCCCCGTATTTTTTCTGACTTAAAAACCGGAAATCTTAAAAAACAACCAATTTATTGTTTCATTTTCCATTTGTCGCACGCTTTTCCCGAACGTATTATACTGCGATTTTCGACAAACGGGCATTTTAAACAAATTGGGTTCCCGTCCATATCCAAATTTGAATGGTCGTAATAATATTTACCCCAACCACAATTCCCGCACGTGTGTACGGGTTTCGGTTCATCTTTTTTCTTGATATTATTCTTTGTTGTTCGTACCATCGTCAATTACTCCTTTTTCTGCTAATTGTTTTTTATATTCTGCTGTTTGCAATTTATCGGCGACCGCAAACAACAAATCCTCCGGTATTGCGGCAACATCATATTTCGGCGCATCGCTATTTGTATTTTCTTTCAATCCCGGTATATCAACTTTTATTGGCGCATCAAATCCCAACATCTTTGCCCGGCGTTGCTGCACATTCAAAAGCAAATCCAAAAACCGGGGGTTTCCGGCGGACGTTTCCGTTGTGGTTTCCTCATACCCGTAATATTCCGGGTTGTCGCCATCCTCCAACACTTTACGGGGCTTTGCGTTCTGTCTGTTTTTCTCTCGCAATTTCCCGGTCTTTGAACGTTCCCACGCCTCCCACAATTCAACCTCCATTTTATCCAACTTTCGCGATTCCTGCGTAACGTAATCGTCTATATTTTCCATACGTTCACGTTTCCACTCAATTAGCAATTGTTGCATATCCCAATATACCATTTGTTTTGTTATGGTATAACCGACGCCACGCCGGGCGTTTTCCTCATTCAGTCTTTCCGAAATCTCCCTATACGTGTAACCACGTAAAAACAGATTTGAACAAAAAGCCAAATCAAACTCCCTTTGGTCTTTTGTTCGTTTGCACATTTTCGGGCGTCCGCCCCTTTGTCTTTTACTCGCTTCCATTTTTCAAACCTTTTTATAACAGCAAAGCCATTTACTTTGCTTTCCTCTCAAACGTCGCTTTCCCTTTGCTTGTTATTTTCGGGGAATTTTCGTTTTAAGCGGGTTTTGTTTGTTACTTGATACTTTTATTGTCTTTTGTATTTTCGTCGCCCTACGGGGCTAATTTTGGCTTTCTTTCATTCCGGTACCTAAACGGCAAAGCCCCGGTTATAATTCCGGGGCGTTTATTATGCCTTTTCTACATTATTTCTATACCATGAAAAGGTTTTAAAGCATATTTTTGACGGGGTGCCGTCTTTCTTTTCCTTTCGTATGGTATATTCAAACTTTCCGTCATTGTCAACTCTTATTTCTTCAATTGTGCCAATATTTTCACCTTGTTCCACTCTATCCCCAATTTTAAACGGACAATTTTCTGTTATGTAACTTTCTGCGGCTTTTTCTCTTTCCTTTCTGTTGTACTCCAAAGCCTTTTGTCTTATATGGTTCAATTCTTGAACTCTCTTTACGTATGTTTCTTTATCCATAACTTTATTATTTTTCTGTTGGTAAATCTACGGTTAACAATACGGGTTGCAATGGTTGGTTAAACGTCGCAACCGACAAATGTATTGTTCCGGTTTCTTTTATTCTCTCCAATTCTTCCGGGGATAACTGCCATTTGGTAATTATAAGCCCCTGCGGGTCATTGGGGATTTTCATTGCAGGTAACGGCATGTATTCCGGTTGGTCTTTTGCAAATACTACATTCACGCCGGGAAATTCAACGGGTTTCATTGCCTTGCTCCTTTCTTGGTTTCTTTCTAAACTTACGTTTCTTTTCCGGTATCTCAATACGGTGTATCTCAACACGTGCGCCAAAAGCCTTTGCTAACTTTCCGGCAACTTCTTTTACTTCTTCCGGTATATCATTTTGAGGCTTTCCCGACGCATCGGCGTTTATCTGTTTTAGCAATCCGGCGATTGCTGTTTTTCCCTCTTTGTCCGTTGTCGTCTTGAAACGCTGAATCAGATTTGCAATTGGTTGCGTTCTCATAAAGTCAGCACATTTAAAACGGTCTTTGCAAATATTGCAATCATCCGGGTAATTGTGTTTTGCATCCTGCGAACTCTTTTCGTCTGCCTTTCTGAATCCGTGCCATTCGTCACGGCGGGCGATTGCTTCCGTAAATACCGCCATTGCATCAATACAAATTTCTGCCAAAATATAATCCGGGGTATCTCTCATTTCCTTTTCTAAACCGTGCTTATTAATAAGTTCGGTTAGTTCTTGTTTAAAATCTTTTTTCATACGCTTAAACTTCTACATGTTCAATTTGTGGTAACTTCTTTATGTATTCCAACATCGCCGTTTTGCTTTCCTCGGTTTCGTCGGTTCTGTTTATTACCAACTGAATAACTTCCAAAAGATAATCGCTATCAATACACGCATCATCTACGTTGGTAATATCGTACATCGGTTCTGTTATTTCCTTTGTGGCTTTCAACAAATCCTTTGCTAACTTTGCGGCTTTCTTGAACCTCATTTTTTCGTCCCTCTGAAAACATTTTCCCAATTTGCCCAATTTGCTTTCCGCATCAATTGCGCACGAATTAGCCATGTCAGCCAAAAGATATGCCATATTTGTAAGGAACAACGCTTGCTTTCTTACTTCTTCTTTTTCTTCGTTTGTCATAGTCTTTTGTTAAAACGGTTCTCAAAATATTTGTATTGTTCGGCGGTTTCCTGCTGCATATTACCGCAAACCGGGCTTTCCGGTTTGTTGTGTGGGTGTTTGCGCATAAATTCCGGGTTTTTCTCACGTCCTGCAATTTTAGTATATGCCATTTCCTGCAATTCCTTTTGGCTATACCCTAATAATGCCGCAATATGGAATAAAACAACGTTTACATCCGCCAATTCGTCGATAATATCATGCGTTCCGGGATTAATTTCGTTTATTTCTCTTTGCGTTTTTTCCCTGCTTAAATATCTTTCAAACGCTTCAAACAATTCGTTGTATTCCTCGGCTAATTTTCCCAATCTCTTTTCTATGTTCCTGCCGAAAAGTTTATTCATCTTTTCAAACAATCGCTTTTCGTCAAAGGTCAATCCGGCGGTATTGGCGTCTTTTTCTTCAAAATTAGCCATAAACGTTTGCATATCCATTTTGCCAAATTTTCCGTCCGGTGTCAATACAATAAAATTTCCCTCCGGTACGTCCAACATTACGCCGTTTTCGGTCGGGAATGAATAAACCGCCAAACCTCCGGGCGTTCTCGGAATCTGCATTGTTCCGCCTCCGGTAAAAATATGCAATTTTTCCCAATTATCACGCTTTACGGGTAATGCACGAACTTCTAACAATCGGCGGCAATAAATATCCCCGGCGGTTTCGTCCGGCATACCTAAATTTGTGCGCAACTCATTTGGCAAATTTCCCGCCCCTTTTTCGTATTCAACAAAGAATATTGCACCACGCAAAAGGTTTTGTTCTTTAATCGTCCTTACGTCTTTTATTCTTTTTCCGTATCTGCCTTGAACTGCATATATTGCGGCTTCAATTATTCTTTCCTCTTTGTCCGGGGCGTACATTTTAAGTTTAAAGTAATTTTCTTTCTCTGTAACTTCCGGTTCTGTTCCCGTTACATCTTCAATCATCAAAAACGTTTCCGCATCAAACGGAATAAATCTTTTCTTTTCCATCGCTTTTTTCTGTTATGTTATATAATTTTCTGAAATATATTACTTTGTTATCGCTACGGCTTGTTCTGTGGCATTTAAGCCCAACCGCCGGGCAATCGTCTTTATGGATAACGCAACACGCGCATCTACTCAAACATACATATTTGCCAACATTTTCAATCAGTTTATCAGACGGTTTAACCCATCTTTCCGCAATTATTACCATACCCCGGTAAACTGCAAGTTCGCCGGGGTTGTATTCACGTCCGGGTTCAAACGGTTGTGGTTTCTTTATTCTCATTTTCTATCGAACTAACCAACAAATCCAAATTTTCCTCTGTTCCGGAAATTGAAATTCTTGCTTTCCCTGCTCCCATTACCGCCAATTCCGTAATTGTGCAATCATATTTTCCTGCGGATTTTTGAAACTTTGCCGCCTCATTTAATGGCAATATTTTTGTTATCTCTTTCATCGCTCACGTTTTTAGTATTTTACATTACAAAGTTAATAATTTCTTTTGGTTTTTATCCATATCAGCCGGAAACCAACGGAAAAACAAAGCAATTTAATTTCAATATCTAAATAAACGTCATGTCCTTTTACGCCCTCAACCATAACTCCGGGCGTCAAATAAAATTGCTTATACTTCCACAAACTTTGCAGATACAAATAAAACCCGATACGTCCAATATGGAATCCGATTGTTTTCATTTCTCTATCTGTTTTTTTATCTGTTCCCAACTCTTTTTGTCAATTACCATTTTCCGGGGGTATTGTATTATTTCGCCCTTGGTATATACGAGATTATAGATACCCAATTGCCCCTTAATTGGCATTTCAACAACACGTCTTGGGTTGCGCATCATCCATCCGAAACACTTTGTTTTTTTTGCCCTCTTTTCCTTTGGAATCCGGGTGTTTTCCCAATCCTCCGGCGTAAACTCTTTTATCGGCTTCACGTCGTACAACTCAACCAATCCCAAAGTAACGCCGCTTTCCATTCCGGGATAAACCGGTTTTGCCGACGAACAAATAAGAACGTCGCCACGGTATGACGTTTTTTTGCTTCTAACTTCAATTGATTTTCGCCCGTAAACAACGCCGTTTTCGTCTTTGTATGCCGCCGTTACCAAATCATTTGCGTATGGCTGTTTGACGGTCAACGCACGCCAACGGTCGTGTTTTTCGGGGTCATATTCTTTGCTATTAAACTGCATAACTTTATTTTTTATCTTTCCCGGCGGGTTCCTTGTAATGGGCAAAACCAATTGGTCGTATCGGTTCCGGCTCCGGAACGGCTGCGTCCTCCTTATTGTATTCAAAAGAAACAATAACCGTTCGCCCCTTTGTCCGTGTCCCAATCAGCCGGGAACCCTCCGGGATTTGATTTTTAATTTCGTTCCTCATTCTCAAAATGGCAAATCATCTTTGTCTTGGTCGGGAATTGGCGGCGGCGGTGTTGGTGCGCCTCCCTGCTGCGTTGTTTGTCCGTCTTTCTTTGGCGACAACATCTCCATATTAAACCCGTAAACTTCTGTAATGTATCTTTTGACGCCGTTGTTGTCCTCATAACTGCGGGTTCTTATTTTCCCCTCAATATAAAGTTTATCGCCCTTTTTTACATACTCTTTTGCAACCTTTGCCAATCCATTTTGCAAAACAATATTGTGCCATTCGGTGCGCTCCGGTACTTCTGTACCATTTGCCGTTTTAAATGCTCTGTCAGTTGTCGCCAACGTGAATTGCGCAACCGAACCGCCGTTGTCGAAATCTTTATACTCCGGGTCTTTTCCGACGTTACCCATTAAAATAACTTTGTTTACACTCATAGAAATATAGCTTTAAAAATCCAACTTCCAATACTCCATAACGTCCAAATGTATGACGCAACCGTTAACGCCACGAACGTATAAAATACAATTTTATATCCGGTTTGTTTTTTGATTTTCATCTACTTAAATTTTACGCCATCCAACAAATATTCTTTTTTCATATCCGACCATCCGGCGGCATGATTTATCGCTTTCCGGTCGTCGTCGTAAACAAATCCAACTATCCAACCGCCGACGTTTGATTGTTTTATTAGTCTTACCAATTTACCGACGAAAAAAGAACGGTATCGGTAATATGCTGAATTTTCACTAACAAACAAAACCCGTCTTTCTGCATTTATTTCGGGCGGATTTTCGATTTGCGGGCGTTTCTCCCTTTCCGGGTACCTTTGTACCCTTTTAAAATCATTTTGGATTGAACGGCGGGAAATTGCCCCGTAATCGGGTGTTCTTTTTTTCGTCCTCATATTTTCAAACTTCTGTATTCGTTTTTAAGCAATTCAATAATCCGGACGTTGCCCGGATATATTCGCATTTTCTCACGGTCGCCATTCTCCCAACGGTTGTGCATTTCAAAGCAAAGTATATTAATATTCCTTGGGTCATGCGCCATTTCCGGATATGCCCCACGGGTTAATATATGGGAACAATACGTTGCCGAAAAATTGTGCAAAGGTCGCAACGTTTCCTCGCATCTGTGCGGCTTATGTTCCCAAACCCACCGGAAAAACCGTTGGTTGGCAACGGGAATGTCGCCACGTCCTAAAACGCAATTCCCGAACAATTCCCGTTGTAACTCAATACGCAACCGTATATCTAACCGAAAATTACGAATATCCAATAACGGTTCGTAACCACGTGCAACGCAATATTCATATTCGCAACGCTCGGTCAACAATATTGGCTCCATTACATATTGTCTGTATCGTCCGCCGGGTCTGCCATTTCCGGGAACATATCATTTTCATTTTCGTTGTCTGCATCATTTACGTAAACTAACGGGTTTGGTTCCCCATCAGCCCCGAACAAATCCATTTGCGCCTTTTTGCCCTCAAACAGAAATTCGTAAACCTCGTTTTCAATATCGCAAACAATGTTTTCCAACTCTTCCTCAAAACCGAACGTTTCAACGTTATATTTCATTCGTGGGGTATTGATTGCTGTTTTCTGATTGTTTGATATGGCAAACAATCCGGTTAAAACGACGCCTACGTTATCATCTTGCCCGGACAAAGAAACGCCCCTAACCTCTATATTGTCCAAACATTCTTCCGCGAATTCGGCTGCAATATCTGTTTGTTTCTTTGTTGCTTTAAACTCCGGCGTTGCCATCATGGTTTTAAATGACGTTATGTTGAATACACGTCCCATAATCGGGCGCAAATCATTAAACAAATGACGCAAATCCGGGTGTATGTCTTTTGCACTCAATACATGGTATTTGTTCGTGTAACTCTCATTTCCGACAACTTCCGTTACTTCATAATGTACGTCTAACCCGCCATCTTTCAATAACTTTACTTTCGATAATGAAAACTTTTCCTTTGTAGGAATCGGCATAACATTTTGTTTTTTTTCGCTCATAATTTTTAATCTTTATTGTTTCCCGGTTCCTCCGGGTCGGTTTCTTCTTGGAAATACTCGCACGGTTCATCATCAGCACAACGACCGGACAAACAACATACCGGATAATCCACGCAATCAATGCACATTTTTTTTTCGTTCATAATTTAAAAGTCTGTTTCATTTAACAATTTTGCAACCTTGTTTTCCGGCTCTGCATCCGGTGCAAATATCGGTTTCGGGTCGTGAACTAAAACTTCCCTTTTTACATTTTTGGTCTTTGCGGGTTCCGGTTCCGGGTTAAACTTCAATTGTTCCGCCGGATATTCTTTTGGTTTCAGTTCTATAATACCATTTTCCACCAAAACCGGGATACAACGTTTGCAGGCTTTCACGTCCTCCAACGCATCATGCGCCGGGAATGTTTCGCCGGGGAAACATTTATTATAAAGTTCTTCCAACGTCGGGAATTTTCCGGGGCGTCCATTTGCAAACATTGCGCCGACAAATTTAATTGTTTTCATCATGGTATCAATTCGTTTTCCCTTAAACAATGCGTCCTCGGCTTTTTCGTCGTAATACTCACGCCCCATAATTCGCAATATCATTGCTTTTACAATTGACGTATCAAAGTAAATGTTGTGTCCTACCAACAAACGGGCTTTTTCGCAATCCTCCAAAAATTCGCCTATAATATCAGCAAATGGGACGCCCTCGGCGTTTGCTCTCTCTGCTGTAATTCCGTGAACTTCTGTTGACGCTTCCGGTATTTCCCATCCCTCCGGCTTAATAATGTAGGAACGTTCCTTTTCGTTTACCGCCCATGCCAATTGCACAATATTTGGAAATTCCGCAAAATCAACGTCCCATTTTGCGCCCTTTGGGGGCAACCCGGTTGTTTCACAATCGAACGTCAAAACATCTTTCATAATGTCGTTTATCTCATTTCCTTTGCTGTCTTTCAATGTTACTTTTTTCATAATCAAATTTCATTTGGGTCTGCTATATATATATAATATTCTTCACTTGCAAGTTGTTTTAAAAATTCGATATGTTCTATTAATTCCGCATTGCTCAACTCCGATATTTTACGCAACCGGTTTTCATATTCCCCGGTTTCAATATTCGGTATTTGCTCATACATTACCGGGGACAACTCACGCAATCGGCGTTCGGTTTGTTCATCTGTCAGACGTTCGCCCGCCTCCCAAATTCCGGTTCTAAACGTTGGTACAACGTAATTGAAATAATAACCTTTCAAAGCCTCTGACGAACCGGGCGACGCTACAATAAAACGGGCGATTATGCGGCTACCTTTGTGCATTGCAAAGAATTGATTTAATTCCCCCATGTACATTTGTAAACCGCCGTTATTATTAATCATTCCCGTTGCTGTTATTTCTCTTTTTTTCATAACTAATCAAAGCATTTCCACATGTTATACGGTCTGAATCTTCTTCTTTTGACGGAACAAAAACAATTACGTCCCATCCCTCGTTTAACAATGGCATTTCAAATTTTCTATATACGTCATAATCAGAATAACCGGAAACCTCAAACCCGTTTTCAATAGCTGAATTTGTTTCATGTATCGGGGTAATCTTTACAATAAATTTGCTTTTATCGAAAAGCATTGATAATTTTTTTGCATCAAGAATTGTTTGCGCTGTTACGGGGAAATTTAGTGTATATTTACGACCTTTTGGCATTGGCAATTCTTTTGCCAATTCTGATATTTCATGCAAAGACAAACTTTTCCCGTCGAATAATTCATTTCGTTGTTCGTCGTCTGTTGAATTTATAGAAAATTGCAATCCTGCTTCTCCGTTATAAAATTCATTCTTTATTTCGCACCATTTTAGAATGTATTCTTTTAAATTCTTATTGGCTTTTGGCAACATTGTAGAAATTACCGGGTGTACGGTTTTTGCTTTTAACCCGCATTTTTTTACCAAATCTTTTAATATCAACGAAAAGTCTAATACATTTTTATTCCATGTTGGTTCCCCCATACGGGCAAAATGAACGTTGAAACGTTCCGTCTGTTTTACTTCTTCATTTTTGATTATTGTTTCAATTTGGTATGAAAGTTCTTTAATTGAAACATTGCCATAAAATCCGTATTTGGGTACATCGCAAAATTTACATTTCATCGGGCAACCTTTTTGAGTTGAAATTGTTGCAACCCATTTTTTAGACAAATCAACCTCTGTGTTTGCAACTCCGTTTATTTCCTTTGTAAGCCCTAAAAAATTAGCTTTTATATTATTTTCTTTTCCATAATCCCCAACGGTCAAAAATTCCAATCTGTTTTTAATATCAACATAGATTTTCCCGGTATGAGTTTTCACAATTTTAGTTTCCATATTTTCGTTTTTCTTGTTTAACAAATGTTTCATTGTCTTATTAAAAGCCTCTCCGCCTACTTTCAAAATAAACGTTCTTTCACTGCTTGAATACCCATACAATTTTTTATCCATCGCCGACGCATAAAGAACGGTCATTTGTCCCGGTTCAAAAACTCCTTTTTCCTGCAATCGGTCTATCGGGTGTCGTTTTAATGGGGCGTTTGCGCTTATTCTTGCATTTCTCCGGATGTTTTCCAAATCGGAAATAACCACCTTCAGATTATTATAAAATTCGGGTGTTTTCAAAACGTCCGAAATTGTCATTTCTTTAACTTCCATATTGTTTTGTTTAAGGGACGCCGGGAAACCGACGCCCCGGTTAATTACTCGTTTTCTGTGTATTCCTCAATAATTAAATCCTGCTGTCCCCTTACAACATTTTCAATAAAACCTTGGAATCCCTCTTTTTTTGCCAAATCCAAAATTGCCTGCAATCTCTTTTGTCCCAAACTTTCGCCCCTCGCAATTCTGAATACCTTAACCGTTGGGTTACTTGCAATAATCAGTTTTGCGGCAACCTCCATTATTTGCGAATCTGAAACCTTTCCGGCGACAAATGGGACGTCATTTAATACTAACCCATCATCACTAAACGAAAGCCCGGAAATCGGTAATTTCGCCGACGAAATAAGTTTTTCACGCTCGGCGGATAATTCCGCAATTTCTGAATCCATCTTTTCCGCTTCTGCTTTTTTGTCGTCTGCTTGTTTTTTCTTTGAAAGATAATCGGCAACCTTTGCAGCCTTTTTGTTGTGTTCCTCGGCTTCTTTCAATTGTTTTTCTGTATCGAAATTATTCGGGTTCAAAGCCTCATAATCTGTTAACCATTTTTCGGCACTTGCTATTTTTCCCTCATAATCTTTCTTTTCTTCTTCAACGACCGAAACGGTTTGTTTATACGTCTTTTCGGCTTCTTCCATTGCTTTCTTTGCCGCCTCAATTGCTTTATTGTATGAATCTTTGGCGGCTGCCAAACGTACCGGAATCTCTGCCAATCTCCCCTTTCTTTCTTCCATACGTAAACGCACGCCCTTTGCTTTCTCAACCAACTTTGCGTTTTCCTGCTGTTCTTTCATCAGTTCCGTAATGTCCTTTGGTTTGGCATACGTTTTCAAATCCTGCGTTGTCAATCCCTGCCCGGCTGCATCTGATATTGATTTGTAGGTTTTCAAATCTCGGTTTACTCCGGTACGTTCTGTTTTAAGCCCGGCAACGGTTGTATCAATTTCGGCAATCCTTGTTCTTACTTCTTCCGGCAACAAAGACTTTACAACCTCAATTTGCTTTCTGCGTCCCTCGGCGGTTTCCGACCAACGGGAAAATTCCACGGCGTCAAAATCTGTATAACCGAAAATCTTTTGCAACATAGAAACGTTATCACTTTTCATTCCGGTTGTCTTTGATTTAATTGATAACGTGCCACGTGGGTTTGCTTTTGTGAATTTCAATTCAACCTCGTATTCCTCTCCGTCGTCGCCGACAATCATTTTTGCGAAACCTTTGCTTTCTCCGTTCTTCAATACGGCGTCACGGTTCCCGGTCAACAAAGCCCCAATTGCTTTTAATACGGTTGATTTTCCCAACTCATTATCTCCGGTAATGAAATAAACGTTACCGTCGAAATCTGCGTTAAACTCTTTAATTACTTGGAAATTTACCAATTCTAATTTCTTAACTATCATTTTTGCTCTCGGTTTGCGCCGGGGTTTCCCCCGGCGGTTAATATTATTTTTTTGTTTCTCTCATTCTTTGGTATATCATTGTTTGCACCTTAACAAATGCGTCCCGGCTTTCTTTCGCTTCCTCAACCGTGCAATCAGCAATGAAATTTTCCAAACGCTTGTATAATTCGTTCAACTCTTTGTCGCTTATTGCGTGCCGGGTTGCTCCTACTTCATCTATAAACATATCAAAACACCATTTGTATTTCAGAAATCTTATGTCCTAACTCTTTTACAATTTCTATTGCACATTCAACGTTTTCTATTCCATCAAACATCAATGTTTTTGTTTGAAAATCTATGCCATAAAATGAAACTTCATTATTATGCGCATTAATACCGTTTTTGTGAATCTCTAATAACTTCATAGTTTTATAATTTATCCGGGAACCCGCCCGGTCGGTGTTTGTCGTACTCTGAAAGATTTTGGCTTTATCACTTCATTTAATCGGTTACCGAACCATCATTTAACCCTTTGTAGATACCGTTGCTTACTTTCTACTCTTACGAACTTAATCTTTCAACAGTCTTTTTGCATTTTGGTTAGACTGTGGGGTCTTTCGTTGTTTGACACTGCAAATATACGCATAACATTTTAACTACCAAAATTTTTTCTTTTTATTTTCAAAAAAACAATAAACCCGGAACGTTATACATTCCGGGCATAAATCAAAACAGCCTCATTTGTTTATCTGTTATTTTAGCAACAATTGCATCAACTTTGCGTTCCCAACTTTCTAACGTTGCCAATTTCTCCGGGGTTGGGTTCCGTTTGTAACGTCTTTGGCTATGCCTCATCTGTTTTATAGCATTTATAAAATCAGTATATGTAACCATTTCCTGATATTTAAAAACATATCCACCAGCTTTCCCCCTTTGACCTTTTAGGCATTTTGAAATACTAGTTCTATCGACCCCCAATATAATAGATGCCTCTATTATTGAATTAAAATACACATTAATTTCGCCACTTATTGCAACTATTTTTTTTTCATTATGTGATTTTCTGTTTTCTATACTTCTCTTTTTTGTGATAATATTATTCGCGTTTTCTACTGGTGTAACCCAACGCAAATTTGAAACATAATTATTCCTCTTATTGCCGTCGATATGGTCAACACATGGTTTGTTGTCCGGGTTCGGAATGAAAGCCGCAGCAACTAATCTATGTATTAATTTTGTAACATATTTATTACCGATACGTATATTAACCTGTTCATATCCATTAGAATGGATACATTTTTTTAGAAAGTTATTATCATGCTTTATATTCCCAAAATTTGATATGTAATACGATGGAAATATTTCTTTATATTCTTCAAATTCTAATCCCATAATCTATTATGTAAATAATTCGGTAAATTACTTTTTATCCAATCCATATTGTTAGCTAACATATAACGTCCAAAGTGCATTATCAAAGTTGCATCGCATGAATACATAGTTTGTTTTATCTCTGGATATAGTGATTGTGCTATATCTTTATATCTTTTTTTTCTGTCTTTTTTATCTTCATTTTTTATTCTTATCCTTAGTTTTTGCTGCCACGAAATAGGGGCTATTAGAACAAACGGTATTTCGGCGACGGTTATAATGGCTTTCAATTGCTCAAAGTTTGCAAGCATTTTTTGTATGCGGTACAATTTACCCATATTTACGCCATCGGCACCAAGCGTTACATCATCCGGGCGCACGCTCAATTTTTCCAAAAAGACAATTGGCGAACAAATGCTTTTCAAATACAACAAATAGTCTTTGAGTTCGTTTATATCCTTTGGCATTTTTATGGCGGTTATGTTATGGTTCGGTCGCCATGTTACAATACCGCCATTGCTTCCCGGGTCAATTCCCACTACTGCTGAAATTCTTATATTTTTTTCCATATATAACCTCCCGCTTTCTTTGATATCCCTTTTATATTATTTGAAATAGATGTTATAATTTTCATAATTAAAATAAAACTTGCTGTCTTTGAAACTCAATTAATCTTTTCTTTGCTTGTTCATAATAAACCGGGTCTTTTTCAATTATAGTTAAATCAAAGCCCAATTTATGTGCGGCTATTGCATGGCTCATACTTCCGCCGTGCGTGTCCAATATCCTTTGACCGGGTTCTGCAAAATTTTGTAATAGCCATTCATATAATATTATTGGTTTTTGTGTGGGGTGTATCTTTTTTTCTTTGTCTGAACTTTTACCTTGTAAATTTCCATAATATCTATAATCAAAACATTTTGCAGGGCAATTAAAATTAGTCCACGCAAACTCACCATCTGAAAAGTTAGGAACCGGATTTTGTTTGTACCAAAATATAAAACATTGGCATGGAGGCAATTTATAATAATTTCCACCCCATATTATACATTTATTAGAAATTCTGAAAAGTTCGTCAAAATAAATATCATTTGGTATATCATTATCCCAATTTTTTTTTTCATGCTTTGACCTTGCAGGTTTTGCAGCGTAATCAATTCCGTATGGCGGGTCAACAATTGCCAAATCAAAAGATTTATCACTTTGGGATTGCATAAACTCCATGCAATCCCCGTTTATTAATGTTATGTTTCCAAATTTTTCAATTTTCATCTTTATATCCTCCCGCTTTTGTAAAATAACCTATTACGCCAATTATAAAGCAAACAATAAATAATTTCATTTTTTACAATCCTAATTCAAAAACTAATATTTCAAATCTCAATGCTTCGACAAATCCTGCTTGTTTTATAAAATCATCTTTTACAGAAATAATTTTATCTGACAAACATCTATAATCCTCGCATTTTCTTAAATCCATTCCACAAACAAACATATTCCATGCCTGCATATCCATTTCATTTTTTAGTATAATTTGGCACGCTTCCTTATTGTTTCCGGTGTTTAATGCTTTCGCCAATTTTACTTTTTCTTCCCATTCCATAATTTCATATAAAAAATAAATAGTTATCAATCTGTATTTCCTCCGCAATCATACGGTCAAAAGCCCGTATTATTTCCTTTTTCCGGGCAACCTCATACGCCGTAAAATCAATTTCCGGGCTGTCAATTCCTTTTCTCCGGACGTTGAACGCCGTATATTGGTTTACCATTCCAATTGCCGCACGGTGCATATATTTTGCAAATGCTTGTTTTCTGTCGTCCTCGGTTGCCTCCACTTCGTCAGCAAATCCAAATTTCAACAACCAATCATACAAAAACATTTCGTCGCCAAATTCAAATGATATTTTCCCGGTGTATTTGTATTGCAAAAAAACAATTCTGTTTCTTGCTTCCCTGCGGTTGTGGTAATATCTCTTTTGCTCCGGCGTCATTTCTCTTTTAGGTTCCGGCAACGCTTTATATGCTTTCCCAATTACTTCATTTTGTTTTTTCCGATACGCTCCCAATATCTTTGCAAAGTAATCGGCGTTGAACTGTTGATAATGGTTTTTGTCCGGATTTCCTTGTTTATCTTTCGGCAAATATTCGTCTAACTCTCCGGTCGTCGCCAATTCAAAAGCCATCTTAATATCAGCCAACGTCATATCTGAGTAATAACGTTTCAGAATATCCAACAACCGGGATTGTATATAATTCCAATCATTTTCATTCTGTGGTATTATATAACCAACGTCTATTGCTATACGCTTAAATAGTAACGAAAGATTTTCAACTAATTTTGCATCGTCAATTTCCGCAATTGGTGTTTTTGTTGACGCTGCGAAAACATATTTTTCAACTGGGTTTAATGCTTTGGCAACCTCCGGCAATTGCACCATTCTACGGCGTACTTCAATGGCTTTTGTTCCGGGCTTGGTATTATATATTTCTAACGCCGTATTTTCTTTTTTTTCAATTGCTCCCATATCAATCAAAATCATTGTTTAAATACTTCATCATATCCGCAATTTCTTTGCTGCTTTGCTGCTCTGTCTTTACGGAACGTTTCATTTTTTCCCATTTTTCGTATTTTTCGGGGGTTGAATCATATTCTAACGCCGCCCAACCTTTTGAAATGCTTTCTTTTATCAGAATCAGCGCAAATTCTTCCGGGTATTTACTCAAACCATTTAAGTTTGCTTGTATCGCTGAAAAACTCTTTTGCGACGTTCTCCATTTCGGTTGACACATCAAAATATAAAAGTTCCGTTTAAATTCATCGCTATCAAATGGGAATACAAGTTTTGCAAAGTAATTATCAACTTTATCAATTACTTGTTTTCTGACGTCCAACAATTCCGGGGTAAACCCATAAACAATACTTGCTTTAACTGTTTTTTCTTCGTTTGAAAAATTGTCTTGTGAAAATCCGTTTGGATTTTCTTTTGAGGCTTTAGCCTCTTTCTTCATAGTGTTATTAATATTATTATTATTAATATTATAGTCTTGTAGTCCGTTTTCGGACTGATTAAAGTCCGTTTTCGGACTGTTGTTTAGTCCGTTTTCGGACTGCTGTATATTAATATTATAGTCTTGTAGTCCGTTTTCGGACTGATTAAAGTCCGTTTCGCTTCTGTTCCATGTTTTACATTTTTCTGTAAATCTTAGATACTTTGTTTTCCCAAAAGAACTCAACTCAATAAATCCTCTGTCTGCAAGTTCTTTAATGTTTTTGTAAACTCTTTTAG